ATAGATACATTTGAGTATGATAAAAATTTAATAGAAAGGTCTTGGAACTATGCACTAGAAAAAAGTTTAATTGAATGTAAGAAAATCTTTGACAATATACAAAAAACTGGGCATAAATAAGAAAAGGGAGAATAAAATGGATCCAGATAAATGGAAATCAGTAGCAGTACCAATTAAAACATGGAATATGTTAAAAGAATTGTCGGAAGACAATGACAGGTCAATAGGTGGTCAAATTTCTTTTCTAACAAAACAAGAATATTTGTGGAAAAAAAGCACTACGAATTCTATTGACAAACAAAAAGCTAGGGTATAAAACCTTAGAACCAATACCGAAGGGTATAAACTTTAAACAAGAAGGAGAGAACGATGAGTGATGTGTTTTCACTATTCGAAGAAGAGGCAGCTAATCCTCAAGCATTTAATAAAGTTAGCGAAGGAGAGACTTCAAGACTCTCTAGTTTGATAAGGCAATCCATTGATCTCGATAAAGAGATTAAGGATGCCGAACAACACCTTAAAGATTTACAACAAAGAAAAAGAACTGTTGATGAAGAAGACATTCCTTCATTGATGGAACAACTCGGTGTTGAAAGTCTTACTGTTGATGGCAATAAAGTGTCCATTGATAAATTTGTATCAGCTAGAATCCCCGATGATAGAAGAGAAGAAGCATTTAGTTTTATTCGTTCTATTGGAGAAGGCGATATAATTAAGAACGAAGTTGTTGTTGGTTTTGGTATGGGCCAAGATAACATAGCGGGAGCCGTGGTTGATGATTTAAGAAACCAGGGTTTAACACCTGCTCAAAAAACTCACATACATCCAATGACATTAAGGACTTGGGCGAAGAACCGAATAGAGAATAATCAAGAAATTGACTTTGATGTATTCGGTATATATGTAGGCAATCGTGCAAAAATAAAGGGAGCAAAATAATGGCTAACGCAGTTGCAGAAAAACAAGCTACGGAAGTAGCACCATCTAACTTGTCTTCATTACTTGAAGAGGAAGCAGGTGCAGGACTAGAAAACTTTTCAACCGAAGATATGCAGATACCTTTTATAAGGATACTACAAGCATTATCTCCACAACTTAATAAACAAGATAGTTTGTATATTAAAGGTGCTGAACAAGGAGATATATTTAATACAGTATCTCAATCAGTATATAAGGCAGACGAAGGTGTAATTGTTGTACCGTGTTTCTTTGAAAAGAAGTTTTTAGAGTTTGCACTTAGATCAAGTGGTGGTGGTTTTATAAGAGAACTATCTCCAGATGATAAGGATATAACCATTACAACTCGTGAAGGTGCAGCAGAAATACTGCCTTCTGGTAATGAGTTGGTCAGAACCCATCAGCATGTTGTGATGGCTATGGATCCCGAAACTAAACTCGGAGCACCAGCTATTCTCGACATGAAAAAGACACAATTAAAAGTGTCTCGTAGATGGAATACTATTAAGAACGGCATAAGATTACCTTCGGGTAAGCCAATGCCCTTGTACGGAACTGCATGGAGTATTCAAACTATTGCAGAAAGTAACGATCAAGGTAGTTGGTATAACTACAAGATCGAAAGAGTAACTGAGATGTCAAAAGAACTAGAAGCTATGATGTTAGAAGCTAGGACTATGTATCAAAGTTTTAGAAAAGGGGAGATTAAAACGGCTTCCGCACCTGCTGATGAAATGCAGAGTGCACAGAAGGATGATGAAGTACCGTTTTAATTAGTAAGGGTCGTGGCTATTCCTCCAAGTCACGGCTCTTTTTTTATGGAGTGAAGAGTGAATTTAGCAGAAGAATTATTAGAGGCATTTATTGGGTTTAGTACGGCTCATGGTCAAACAGAAGTGTCACAAGAACGTACAGCAGGAAAACAAAAAGCCAAATCATTTATAGTAAGAAACCCTCTTACATTAGAGTTAATACAAGGCCATATCCAAGGTAGAAAAGGTGTTGGTGCTATTCCAATTAACGAGGAAAATAAATGTAAGTTTGGGGCTTTGGATATTGATCAATACCCGTTAGATCATAATAAATTAGTAGACAAATTAGAGGAACTCAATGTTCCGTGTATCGTGTGCCGTAGTAAATCGGGTGGTGCACATATATTCTTTTTCTTTAAGGAGTGGATGAATGCAGGGGATTTTAGAGACAAGGCTGCGGAGATTTCTTCAGCACTTGGCCACGGCAGGTGTGAGATATTCCCTAAACAAGAACAGATTCTTGTCGAGAGAGGTGATGTTGGTAACTTTATTAATCTTCCGTATTATGACTCGGATCAGACTCTCAGATATGCCATCATCAAAAGAGACGGGAACTATGTCGAAGCATCTCTTGAAGAATTCATCCAAGAAATACAAAAAGTCAAGACGTTACCTAAAGATTTTTTAACACTTCCTATCGGTGGACCTGTAGATCTCTTACCTAATTATATACCTTGTCTTCGGACTAAGTTGGCTATCGGTGTATTTGAAGGAGAAAGAAACAGAACAGCTTTTCATTTAGGAGTCTTCCTTCAGAAACTTGATCCTAGTAATTGGAAAACAAAGTTTGAAGAACATAATGTAAAAGACTTTCATCCACCTTTGTCAGCACAAGAAGTTGTGGCGATACAAAACACATTAGAAAAAAAAGAATATCAATATCTTTGTAAAGAAGAACCCATGGCATCACATTGTAATCAAGGTGTTTGTAGGACAATGAAACTAGGAATAGGTGCTACATCAATGCCTTCAATAAGTGGCTTGTCAGTAATTTTGTCAGAGCCACGACTATGGTTCGTGGATATTGGTGGGCAAAGATTGGAGATAACCACAGAAGAACTACAAGCACCACGACTATTTCAAAGAGCATGTATGGAACAATTAAAAGTTATGCCCCCTAAACTTAAAGATGCTGATTGGGAAATGACAGTTAATGGTTTAATGGAAAAATGTAATGAAATACAAGTTCCAGAAGAACTAACGTACAAGGGACAGTTCATGTCTATTTTAGAATCTTATTGTACAGGAAGAATACAAGCACAAACATTTGAAGAAATAATGTTGGGTAAACCGTACACAGAAATAGAGGAAGGTAAAACTTATTTTAGATTAGATTCTTTAATGGAGTATATGAGACAGAAAAAATTCGATTCTTATACGAGAGCACAAGTTCAAGAGCGATTGAAAGAGATGAATAATGAAGAAAGTTCAATAGTTAAAAAATTTAAAACATCTTCTGGTAAATGGAAATCTGTAAGAGTTTGGTGGATACCAGAGTTTGCATCTGAGGTTGAGGTTAGTGAGATAGCTATAGAAAAAGAAGAGGCCCCCTTCTGATGGAAACTACAATATTTGGACCACCAGGCACAGGAAAAACCACTAGCTTAATTAATCTAGTTAAGAACAAAATAGCAGATGGAATGGATCCAACTAAGATAGCCTTTATGTCATTTAGTCGTAAAGCTGCAACAGAAGCAAAAGAACGTGCTACAGCAGAACTAAATTTAAATACGGATCAAATGATCTATTTCAGAACTTTGCATTCATTAGCATTTACTTGGTTAGGGTTAGAAAGCAAACGAGTATTTAAAGGATCAGACTATAATGAATTAGGTAGACTAGTAGGTCTTGAATTCAGAAGCAATCCAACAGTAGGTCTTGAAGATGGTCCTTTGTTTCAAATTGGTGCGGGTGGTGATAAATACATGGCAGTCATACAGATGGCTCGTGTTAGAGAAGTAAGCTTAGAGCAACAGTTTAATGACACTTGGGATCACACGTTGCATTGGCAACAATTAAAAAATTTAGCTAAAGCATATAGCGACTATAAAGAAGCAAAAAATAAATTAGACTTTGTTGATATGATAGAAAAATTTGTTGAAGAAGGAACAAGTCCAAAGTTTGATTTATTAATTATAGACGAAGCACAAGATTTAGCTCCTATACAATGGCGGATGGTTAAGGAAGTTTTAGTGCCAAACTCTAAAGAAATTTATTATGCAGGAGATGATGATCAAGCTATTTATACTTGGATGGGAGTAAAACTATCTGATTTTCTAAATGCTTCAGAGAATAAATTAGTTCTTAATAAATCGTATCGTGTACCGAGTGCCGTGCATGAATTCTCACAGAATCTCATAAAAAAAGTATCTATCAGACAAATAAAAGAATGGCAACCCACTAAAAAAGATGGCACGATAACATGGCATCGAGATATACTTGATGTAGATCTAACTAGTGGCGAATGGTTAATACTTGCGAGAACTAACTATATCACAAATAAAATATGTACTCGTCTTAAAGAAGAAGGCTATCTCTATTGGAGAGAAGGCACTGGTTGGTCTATTTCCCCAAATGTGCTTAACGGAATAGAGGTGTGGCTTAAATTATGCAAAAACCAAAGCTTGTCTACAGCAGAACTGAAGAATTTTGCAAAACTATTGAACCCGAATATTATCACGAAGTCTGGGAGAAAAAGATTCTCCCTTTTAGATCCCGAACAAACTTATACTCTAAAAGACATTATAGAGAAATGCAATTTGATCGCATCACACGAGACTCCGTGGCAGAATGTGTTGAAAGTCTCGGATCAAGAGACGGCCTACATAATGTCAGCGAGGAGACGAGGGGAGAGAATTCTGACAGGTTCTCCGAGGATTCGGATATCGACAATTCACAAAGCCAAAGGTGGCGAGGCGGATAACGTAGCCCTACTTTTAGATTCAACCAAAGCCTGTGTAGAAAGCTTAGATCAAGATTCTGAGATAAGAACTTTTTATGTGGGAGCAACTCGTGCTAAACAATCATTACATTTAATAGAAACAACTACAAAACATGGATTTAATATATGAAAAAAGAATGGTATTTACAAAAATCGATTGACGAAAGAAACCCTAAACCATTTTGGGATAGTTATATTCACAGAATGTGCGAAGTTCTTGAAACTACAACTAAAGATCCTTTTAAAATAAAAAGACCTTTAACAGAGACTATGAGAGTCACAGCCAAGGATTTGAAACCAAATAAAAAAGACAGAATGTATTTTTTAGATGAAGCAGAGAAACTAATCAATGGACAGAGAGCCAAGGAGTATGGTCCTGCTAAAAAGAATCATCAACGTATAGCCGATATATGGACTATACTATTAGACAAAAAATTAAATGGTGCAATCACTCCAGAAGAAGTTGTGGCTTGTATGATAGGTGTCAAGGTTGCTCGTCTTGCCGAAGACATTTCAAAGGACGATTCTTGGACAGACGTTATAGGTTAT